CTTGGATATTGGGGTTAATCCACAAGACTTAGCTAAGGTTTTGGGTGCGAATTTTGCTGATATTGTTGATGTTTAATCCATCCTTTTATTGATGAATTTTAATTAAAAATAATAATGTTACTCACTATGTTACTCACAAAAAGATTTGCTCAAAAATAAAGCCACTTAAGTGGCTTTATTTTTTGAATCTATATCTAATATTACAGACTGGACATATGAACTGAACCAATAACTCTTTCGACCATCCTTAAATGGCTTCGTGTAGCGTCCTTCTCTAATTCTAGCGTCTAGAGTTTCAGGTTCTATATTCAGCAAGTGAGCAAATTCGGCGCGGCCAATTCTACGTTCTTCTTTTTGGTTAACAAGTTTCTCAACAAGACTCGTTAAATGTTTGAGAGATTCAGATTCAATTTTTAATACACCCATTTCAACACCTCAACAAGCTTTCTTTCTAGTGCGCTTAATATCAGCAGCAATAGATTGAGTTGAATTAATAATTAATTGTTCAGCCTGATTAATATTATCTAAACTGTTCATGTAACAAGCAATCGCATTACCAGCTATGCAATAACCAAATTCAGTTGCCATTTGGGGATCTGACCTTTTGAGATGTTCAAACATTGGCCCAATCATTTGCTTAAATAATTGTTCTGCAACTTCAGTGGGCGTTCCTTCAAGTTTTAAACTTTCAATATCCATTACTTCACCTGCTTATGTAGTTGATGTTTCAAGTTCTTAATCTTGGCCATTAATAGGCAAGATTCATTACTATCTGGTGTAGCCAATTCGTAATAGCTTTGACTATATCTAACCATTTCGGCCTTGCTCATTAGAATCAAATTTTCAATTCGACAATCTGTTTTATCCTGGTTCTTAAAGGCCACCACATAGCCTTCAGGAATAAGGCCTTTTTCCTTTTCCCAAACCATTCTATGTTTTAATTCAAACACGCTTGGCTCAGAAGTTTTAACCAGAACATAACCATCTTTAGAGCAAATTCTTTCATAGCCGATGGGCTTAGCATTCCAAGTTGGCCGACCTTTTTTAAAACTGGTTTTGTTAGCTTTAGTAAGGCCTTTTGTACCAGTATTCCACGGTTTAGAGCCTTTCTTGAAACAACCGCTTCTGCCCGTGCTCCATTTTTTTCTCTTACATAGGGATTTTATTTGATCAACAGTAAAAGATGTTCCGAATAGAGTATTAGTCTTTTCAGTTAACTCTTTTCGCCCCAAGATGCAATTTGATTTAATAAAATCCAATTGAGCTTGGGAATATTTAATTGCAGTACCTTTTGACATAAATCACCCAATCAGATTTTGAGGAACTTCAATTGGATCGACATTTTTCAATCCCTTATGTTCAGCAACAAGCTTGGCAGCACTTAAGCGCATATTGTTATTCTCAATAACCTGTTTACTGATTTTTTCAACTGCACCGGCTTTTTGGATTTCCGCTTGAAGCTCATCACCTTTAAGATCTGGATTACTCAAACGATCAAGTTGAGCAAATAAAATAGAATTTAAATCTATAGGTGTATTCATATTTTTATCTCCAGACTGCTTCTTTAAATTTAGCGTCCGCAATTAAACTGTCTATTTCCGAAAATGAAACATTGTTGAATATGTGGGTCATTCGGTTGCCAAATACGGTTAAGTTTCTAGTGATCGAAGAATATTTAAATTTCATTTTCCACCACCTTGGAAACTGAGTTTTCAAGCTCAAATCGACGTTTACGAACCAGTCCCATTAATTTCGGTTGAATGTCTGGATGACGGGTTGCAACATCAATTTCTAAAATATCCAAGGCTGTTAAATCAGGTGCATTTTGGATCTGAACCACTAATGATGGTGGTTGTTCAGGAGGTGGAGCGGTCGCACCCAATTCACTCAATCTTTTATTAATTGCATCCATCAATGGCTTACGCTGTTCTTCAGTCCAATTGACCGTATATTTATACAAGGCATTAGCTTCAGCAGGTGATTTTGATTTTTTAGCACGTTCTAATAGTTCTTTTAACAGATTGTCATATTGATTATCCTGAATATTCTTTAATGCAGTCGCTTGAAACTCAGCATGTTTAGAACATTTTGCAAGATTAATTTCTGAGAGTTGTTCTTCGCTAAAACCTTGATCATTCACATCGTGTAGAGTGGTTTTAATCTCTTCCTCTGAAACACATGCATTAATGCCATCTATATAAATTTGATGATCAATGTAACTTGGTTTTGGTGCATATTGCTCAGGATCAAGTTCTATCAACTTATTCTCAGTCAATTTGCATAGGTGTTGAGTATGTTCACGCTCAAGATGACCATTAGCAAAAAACACTGGGCGTAATAAAAGAACAGCTTCTGTTGTCGTACAGTTTGCAATTTTCGCTGCAAATTTATCAATTATTAAGGCAGGATCTGTTTCAATTTCTGGGGTATCTTCAGTTTTAAAAGCTTCTTTAGTTTTACGAGGAGCTTTAGATTTTTTAGACTTTTCACTGAAACCGTCTTTAATTTCAATTTCTGTAATCATATTGCCAAACGTTTTACCAAATGCCTGTAGCTGCAGCTGTGCATTTTCAGCATCTAATTGAGCAAATCCATTTGCCACACTCAAACATATATCACCATGTTCTGGATCATATTTAGTACGCAAGATACATGTTGGCATCACAATAAAGATTTCTTGGCCATTCTCCAGATCGTGCGGCTCAACTGGCTTAGTAAATTGAATATCTGACAATGTTAAAGATTCACGTTTAATGCAGAACTCATAACCAGGTAAAGCGAAGATCGTAGCAGGGAATTGATTTAAGTCATCAAAGTCCATCAATTCGCCAACAGCGCGACACATAATATTTTTACCAGCCATGAGTGCTGAAAATGCTTCATTACTATTTAATAAATTCATTTTATATTTACCTCAATGCTGCATTTGATTTTGTTGTTGAACTTGGTTTATCGGGGGCGCTTCATTCCATCCCATTTGATCTGCTCGAGCACGGCAGGCTTTTGATATACCTGACTCGTATTGAGTGCCTTTGAATGTGTTAATTGCTTTATCAAGGGTTTGAGGATTTTTAGCATCTTTTATAGCTAGAAGTGCATCGTTATAACGCTGAGCCAATGGCTTTTGTTGCTGACCACTAGCTTGGTTATTTTGATTGCGATTAGGTTGTTGAGACTGTCTTGAGTTTTGCTGATTATTTTGATTTTGAGAGGGCTGTTGTTTTTGCTCATTGTAATGTGCTGCAGCCATTTCTTGATATTTCCAATCATCCCAAATACCTGAGAAAATATCACCAGCAAAACCAATAAAACTAAGCGCCTTAACCATTGCATCTGTGACTGATTTTTTAGGGGCATCCTCGTCGTATATCATTTTACCTGTACTGGTTTTATACATGGCCATTGTTCCGCCCATATGTTCCACTGAACACTTTTTACCTTCTTGCATATACCAAACGCGGACTGTCGCATAATGCATCATTGTTTCGGCATTACATTGCTGAAAACCTTGTTGAACTATTTCAATTCCCCAACCTTGGCCACAAGGGCCAAAAGTCTCGGTAGCTCGTTGAACTAACCAATACGGTTGAGGTGATGAGCCTTTATAAGATTTACCTGTAATCGGCTTAACTTTCTTTGGATCTGTGATGCTTAAAGAATTCCAAAGATCCATGTTTGTATTATTTGAATTAGTCATGATTATGCTCCAGTCCATCCCATACGCTTTTTATATGCGCGACGTTCGTAAGAGGGAATATTTGAATTTTGAAGCCCAATAGCCAATGCTTTGCGCTTCTGAAACTTGCGCTCACGTTCAAAATTAAGGCTAATCCAAGGTTTCTCTAAGTGTTCTGCGAATTCGATAAGAAACAAATATCCTGATTTACTAACCCGGTAAATTTCACCATTTTTCTGAATGTATTCAAATGAATAAATACGCATGCGAAATTCGCCGTTTTCATCGCTTATAAATTCTGATTTTTTAGTAGTTGATGTATTCATTAGACAGCCTCCACTAATTTATTACGTTCGATATATCCGACAATAATTTGATTAATCATTCGGTGATCGTTGTAATCTGTGAAGTCGTTATATTCTTTGCCGTTAATGTCTTGGATCTCATCAATTGCTAAGTTGGTGATATCAACTGCCGTAAATTCAGAACCAGGAACACCGTAGTTATCATTATGAGATTCAAAATCAAAGCTAACTTTAAGTAAGAAGCTATCAAGTTTTATTACTGCAATACCTGATTTATCAGATGTCAGTTTTAAGGCTTGGATTCCATACTCTGAGGGAGTCACGTTTGGAACATTCACTGGTGGCTTGTATTCAGTGGCTTTTTGATCAATTACTAAAGCAATTGCGCCAGTAGTTAATAGACCACTTATTAAAGCAACTTTGAAAAAGCCCATAGGCTGTACACGATGTGTAACAATGGGATTGATTGAATGCGGTTTTGTGTTCATACTTATCTCACTCTTTGAGTAGAAACCCTCGAATTGCTTTGGTCGGCTTCGGGGGTTTTGTTTATTTGTGACTATAAATATAACTATAGTTATTTTTATAGTCAAGATAATATAATTAAAATTATTACTTTAGTTATAATTATTTTAGGAATGAAGCTAAATAGATAAAAGAAAGCGTGTATGAAACTCTGTTAGTGTATGAAGTAACATTGGAATAAATTGGCTGTCAAGATTACTTTTCGATGTTAAATTAAGTATGATCAACGCTGTAATTAAGTTGGAATTCATTTGAGTTTTTTGTTATGGACTTAGAATATAGAAAGCTATCAAAAATTTTCAATAGTAGTGTACTAAGTGACATGGCTACTGGAGATCTATCTTATATTCAAAAAGTATCTCAGCAATTCTTTTCTCATGAGAACAATTTGAGTTTAAGTGAACTTTTTCAGAAGTCTTTTGAAATTCTTCAAAAAAACTATCCAAATGAATATATCTATAAGAATCTTATTGCTACAAAAATACTTTTAGGTAGACATTCGCTGAATACTGCAACAATGTTAACGGAATTTAGAGTTGGTAAAAATAAAGCTGATTGTGTAATTCTAAATGGTAAGTCTACATGTTATGAGATTAAAACAGATTATGATTCTTTGACTCGTTTAGAGGACCAATTAAACTCGTTTTTACAATTATTTGATGAGGTATATGTGGTATGTTCGAAGAAGTTCGAGAATATAATCTTTAATGTAATTCCTGAAGAAGTAGGGGTAATATCATTAACTTCATCAAATACTTTTAAAACCCTTCGTAAAGCTCAAAATCGTAATGTACCACTTAACAAAGATTTGCTTATCGGATCAATGCGACAATCTGAATATAAACAATTAGCTGAAGAAATTTTAGGTGAAAAAATATTTTCTCCTAACATGTTGATTTATAAAAAATGCTTGTCAATTATAAATGATTATCAAGATCATGAAAAATTAAATAAGAAATATATCCAAATTTTAAAAAATACTAGAAAAAATGATGATATATTCATCAATTCAATGCCTTTGTCACTGACAAATGCTGTTATAAGTTATAAATTTTCTAAAAAGCAACAAATAGCTTTATTAGACTTACTAAAAAGTGGAGAAATAAATGTATTATCCGATACTAAGGGGCAAACGGTCTGAATTCTTAGCAATTAAAGAACTTCTAGAAAATACAGATATATCAAAAGTTATTCCAATTATTGAACCTGTTCGAGAAGGCTTTTCTGAGTTAATTGCTGCAATTAAAAGCTTAAATGGATATGATATTGAACCTTTAATTATTGTAAATCCTAATAAAGGTGACTTTAATAAAGTTCATACATTTATTAATGATGACCTGAAATCTCAGGATAGCACCATTAAATTTATTCCTTGTCTAGATACATCTGATAACAATTATCCACAATATCTTGATAAGCTTGAAAAATTTTCATTGTTTACAAATGGCTTAACTGACGAAATTGTTGACCTTTCGCACAAAGCTAAATTTACTTTCGTAGGTAGTTCTACTTCTGATAATACTCTTGCAAAGATGAATTCAGTTGTGTTGTATGGTGATTTTTTTCAATCTCAAAAGCGTAATGCTGATTATCCTCCAGAATCTTATTTTTCTGATTTACACACATCATTTCACTTGAAACCCAATACTGTAGGTTTTGCAGATTACACAATTACAGGGAAAGATTTTTCTGATTCAGGCGGTCCAGCTATTGTTGTAACAATACATGCATCCTATTTTAAACTTGATACTCATGCTCCAATGTTTATAAGACATTATTTATCTTATGATGATGGAGAACAAAAGAATCCAGGTGATAAGTTTAAAGATGCATTAGAAAAATTTATTACTGAGGTTGATTCTAAAATATTAAATTTCGAAGAAACATTTGCAATAAGTAAGTTCAAAAATTTGCATCTAATTAAACATTTCCCTGGTCTCGGTCAGGTTAAGAAATTATCTATGATGCATCATATTGAATCAATTAATAACTACTTGTCTTAATTTTTTATAAGAACCTGCATAATGCAGGTTCTTTTTTGATTTATCTAAAGGTCTTGTTAAAATATAAAAACTTTACCTATAACTTGAAATTATCTTTTAATTCAATTCTTATCTCAGATTAGTTAATGTTTTTAGTTTGTGAATCTATATGAATCAAATGAAATATTCTATGGCAAAGCTTTAGTTGCCAATGCCTTATTTATTAAATGATCTTAAATGTTCAACCACAACCCCAATTATTCTAATTTCATGTTGTATTGAGTTCATCGTAGGAAAGTCTGGATTTAAGGGTATTAATTCAAACGTTTCACGTCCATGTTCATCATATCCTATAGCTCTATATTTCTTAAAAGTAGCTTCATGGCTACCGTTTTGAGCAATCACATAACATCCTGGATACGGATCTTTAGCTGAGTCAACCACCAACTTATCACCTGGTAAAAATTCAGGTGACATACTTAATCCTGAAACTTCTAGTGAGAAAACACTATCAGGTCTACAACTTCGATAAGTCGTGTATGTTTCACCTTTTGGATTAATTCCATCATAACCAGATTCATGAAAAATACCTGCCTGAACAAAATCAAGAACAGGGATTTTAAAAAGAGGACTTTCGTTAACAACAACATTTGTAAAACTCAAGTCTTTTTTATCAGCTGTTGAAGCTCCCTCGCCAGTTGTTAACCATAAAGGGTCTACTGCTAAAAAGTCAGCAATAAGTGGAAGAAATGATGATTTCTGGTTTCGTCCTGACTCTAAAGCTTGGTATGCGGGTTGTGACATTTTGACAGCTTCAGCAACTTCAAGTTGAGTTTTTCTGGCATTTTTCCTAGAAGCTTTTAATCGATCTTTTAATGACATAAATAAACACCAATAAATTTATAACAATATATAACTTTGGTTATATTGGTTCAAATAACTATAGTTATTGACTAAAAATAACTATAGTTATATATTGGTTATATTCATCGAGGGGATAACCATGAATAGTGATGAGAAAAATATTTTCGAAAAACTTGTAAACCATTTTGGTGGGCAGGAAAACACAGCCAAAGCTCTTGGTGTAAAACAACCAGCAGTTTCAGGTTGGGTACGTGGTTCAAAAAAAATGTCTGAGCTTGTAGCTATGCGTGCTCAATCTGCCACACAAGGTGAATTCAAAGCTGCTGAATTATGCCCATCTTTAACCGAATTTAAGCATTTAACTGCCTAATACCTTTATACCTCGGTCAATATTTTAAATAAACGTGAATAAAGTTAAGGATTCACATATGGAAATTAATTTAAGCCGAGAAGCCCAAAACGCAATCTGGCAAATGATAAGTAATACACCGGGATTTACGCCTAAAGATATTGCGCAAGTAATTGGGGATTCACATAACACAATTTGCAATTACGCAAATATAAATATGCCGAACCATTTACCCAGTATTAAAAAGTTAGAAGCAATTCTTTATTACACCCAAAATCCAGCCTTATTAAAAATTTGGGCGCATGAACTTGGCTTTGCATTAGTTCCTGTGACATGTGACCGCAGTAAGCATCATGAATTGTCAATTTTTGAGGCAATGATGCAGCACAACATTAAGTCAGGAAAGACTAACAAAGCTGTCTATGAAGCGTATGAGGATGGTGTAGTAACACCACAAGAATATGAAGAGATCCATCAATTGACATTGCATCTAATTGAATTGGCGACAGCTGTAGACCAAGCAGCTTTAAAACAAATGAAGAGATATACATCAGGCCCTGAAAAAGAAAAAGCCTGAGGCTCATATCCCAGGCTTTCCTATATCCATTACGAGGTGGAATGAATATGAGTTCAAATTTAGCACAAATTTCACTCATTTTAAAGAAGAAGCCTGACGTATCAGATCAGGCTTCCCGTAATTCACCGCGTACCCAATACACCCTAAACGACTTTTCGGAGTATCGAATGGACATCAATCTAGCACAAGAAAAAGAGCCAGGCAAATACATGAATAGCGATGTGGTTGTGTATATGAATCACATTAAAATAAAAGACTTACAAACGGTAGAAGCGTATCAACCGAACAATCATTACTGGTTAGAAAGCGGTAAGTTGGTAAAGGAAGCTGATATACGTACAGCCACTTTGCCAGAGCTATTTCATAAACGCCGTTTAGATGAAATCGAGCAATCGATTGCGGAGGTTCCATGAATAGCCATTTTCAAATTAAACCTGAGCATAAGCAGACTCAGGAAATCCAATCATTTTATGAACCAACTTTGCTTTTGCTGAACCATATTCATGACATCAAAAAAGGCAATCTAAGAATGCGTGGTTACAACGAAGAGAATGCTGCTGTAACCAAGGAAGAATTGGCACAAAAGATGGCTTATCGATTCAAGATTACAATTTGGTTATCACATCAGGTTATTACGAGCTTGATCAAAGCTGAACAGGTCATTTCATTTGGTGGGTACTTAAAGCCTAAGGTCGGTGAATTATGAGCCTTGATGCAACTGTATGGGCTTGGAAAACAACTGTAGATGGTGCTAGTCAAAAGCTAGTACTTCTATCACTTGCTGATCGAGCTGGAGATGACCATAAGTGCTTCCCAAGTTTAAAACGGTTAGAGAAAGACACCACTTTAAATCGCAAAACGATTATCAAAGTTTTAGACGAACTTGAACTTAAAAAGTTGATTAAATTTACAGGTGAAATTAAAGGGAATGGCGTAAAAGTCTATCAATTAATTGGAGTGTTTGGACGTGAAGATAGTTCAGATACCAATACCAAAAAGGGGACTAGTACCAAAAATGACACTGGTGTTGATTTAGGCACTGGTTCCAAAAACGGTACTAGTACCAATAATGGAACTGGAACCAGTACCGATTTTGGTACCGAGACCAGTACCAATTTTGGGACACAGAACCTCCCAAGGAATCTCCCATTAGAATCTAAAAATAAAAAAGACTGGCTTTGTTTGAAAAAACTTCGTTGGGAATTAGATCAAGCTGATCCCACGGTAGTGCCAAAGTGGATCATCGAAGCAAGTTGGTTTGAACGTGAGAAAAAAGCATTCGAGCTTTTCAATGCTGGAAATAATCTTTGTGATGATCTCTTGATTTACCACTTCGCTGACACACTTTTGAAAAACCGTCACAAATACGACAAAGCGCAAAATGGCAAATCAAGCAGTGAATCTGATTTAGTATTTTTCTCATCACCTCAACAGATTTACGTGTTTGCAAACAAACTTGCTCAACTTCCTGATGTCATCGATAAATTCAGTATGCCTGGTGAATCCTTTGAAAAACTAGCAAGCCGCATTGCCGCAAAACTCTCAGATCCCAACGAACTCCAAAACTGGAAATCACATCTGCAGGCAGTTGGATTTAAACCTAAGAGTAGAGGTGCAGCGTAAGTGGAAAGCATCTCAATCGCTGAATACCAAAAACTTTACAGTGTTAGAACTAAGAAGAAATCTAACTTGAAACGCAGTACTGGAGTTAAAACTCAACGCGCTGAAAGTATCGGTGAATCAACCTTGGCCAACCAATTATTAGTTTTAAAAATCAACTTTGAACAGGAATATAAATTCCATCCTAAACGTAAGTGGCGTGCTGATTTTCACATTGTGGGCAAGAAGATATTGGTTGAGGTTGAGGGCGGTGTATGGAGTGGTGGACGTCATACAAGGGGTAAGGGTTATATCAGTGACATGGAGAAATACAACGCTGCAGTGGTAATGGGATATCAGGTATTACGGTTTAGTACAGAGCAAGTGAAATCAGGTTTAGCGGTTCAACAGATAGAAGCAATAGTAGGGAATTTATAACGATGGGTACTGTAGTTGCAACACAACATATTTTACAAGCAGTTGATTGGTCCCGTTTTGACTTGGAAGGCTGGTTATATCAGTTTGGTGCTTGGTTATATACCAATACAGCTCCTACAGGCAAAAGTGTAAATCCGATCGCTGTGGCAATGGATAATGCTGTTAAGGCAAAGAAGTATAAGAAGTTAAATGCAGAGCAAAAATTAAAAATTATTGCTGGCTACATGTTAGATGAGTTTGAAGAGCCAAAACCTAGAAAAACACGCCTTACTTGTGAAATCAATGACAATGAAGCAAGAGCTGTACAACGTTTAATTTTAGATCTACAAGGTCAGTCAGAAATATTAGATGATTGGATGGATGCGGTGATCAGTCGTTACTTTTATAGTTGCTCATGGTCAGAGATGGTTAGGCCAGAACGTACTCAAAATGATGCCCGTTCAGATGTGAAGTGCGGTTTAGCTGCATTACATTCTAGATATGGATTTATCAAATTTTAATTTTGAGAAAGTATAATATTAAACTTTTGAACGATATTAATTAGGCAAATTAAAGTTTTGATAAATTAAATTAATTGATTTATATCTTAAAATTTATATGTACTTTAATTAATTCATATGTTTAATAATGTTAATTAAATAACCATTTAATTTGATAGTGTGATGAATTAGCTGTATTCTTTCGTAATTGCTAAGTATTCATAGTTTATATACCCATCTTTCCCCAAAGTATGGGTATTTTTTTAACTCAAATTTATTGAAATGAAAATCATTATCATCTATAGTTTTGTTTAATATCAATCTAAGATACCTAGATTGTGTATTTATTGACAACTCGTAATGACGGGCAATCTATTTTCCTAAACTTACATAATATTAAGAAGGAGGGTATTTAATCAGAACAATAAGCTAAGAATTTTAAGTTATTTAAGTAATTCAAATAGTGTTGTATATTTTTTGAACAATAAAAATAGGGTGATTACATGCTAGATAAATCAATAAACATCGCTTTTTTCTTCTTTATGTTCGCAAGTCTTACATTGTTAGTCTATCTCTTCGGGAGGTTACCTTCAGCGTTATGGGTACTATAGTAATCTACTTGAATTAAGAAGCTCATTTAAAGATGGGCTTCTAATTTATTCATCACAGAATAAGATTTTCTATTCCTTAATCAGATGTAACCGAGTTAGAACAAAAGCATGTTGTACAGATCTGTCTATCATGGTTCAATATTCCTATTGTTATTGGTCATAGGAAGGAATTTGTGATGAGTTACAACGATACACTTTTTCTAATTGATAATGACGGAAATGAGCACGAATTAACTCGAAATCAAGTTAATGAAGATGGAGAAATTCTCATTAAAAATTCTGAGATCAAGATCGAAGACGGGTTCAAAATTATAAAAAAACACAAAGGTGTTTGCTGCCGAATTTACATGATTAAAAAATTAACAAGAACACTATGTAATACTTTGCTCATCAAAGTCAAAGAACTCTAAGTCTCACTATAGAGTTCCAAATAAATATTTAAAACCACCACAAATGCGTAAGTAATCTCTCCAATAATTATCTGAACCTTAAGTCATATCAGAAATTTCTTTGCTTGGCTGTTTTTTTAATATACTAAAAAATGAACATGCGAAATTTTAAGCATATTGTCCTACAAGATTGAATTGTATCTAAGGATTGATAGTGATAATTACTTTACATTTTATTTAATATTAATTGGTCCATTTCAAATTATTGACTTGATGATGGTTGTTCGAATCTTCTTGTTAAGAATTCTGTAAATGGGCTCTGAGTCATGACTTCATTGTGTACCGCTGTTGATTAAAGAGCATAAAATTGAGGTTATTCGTGAAATTTAGATTTTTAAACATTGCTTTTTTTGTATGCATATTTCTTATTCTTACAATTCTAATTTATTTAATGGGAAGTTCTCATACTAATGTCTATTTAGTTAAATGATTGATTGCATCTAAATCAATTGATATTAATTAATAAGCGAGATTTCATATGAGAATTGGCTTAAACAAAAGAAATTATTTAGTATTTCTAAAATATATTAATCACTGTTAAGTAAAATTTAAATTAGGTATTTTATGCCAATGTGCTAAAAACAATTTATCTTAAAATTACACCATGAAATCGCTTTGCAATTTCTAGCTTTTCCTAATAGAAGCTTTTGATGTTTGAGCCCACATCTCCAATCATGTGGGCTTTTTTTAACTTTTTTTTAAATTTATGTATTAATTACTTGTTTAATATTAAGTTTATTCGATTTTTGAAAATTATTTATTAGGAAATAATTTAATTGTAAAAATTACACTTCAGCCATATTTTTTGAATTTAAATCACAGTAATTTTAAAAAATGCTCTATCTCACTAAGTTTATTGAAACAATGAATAAGGAGAAAACTTACATATGATTTCATTAATTCTCCAAATTACTTTGGTACTTTTTGCTATAATTGCGTTGATTTATTATTCAAATAAATCTTAATTTTGTTAATTAAATGTTTTTCATAGTTTTTTGATATTTAACCATAAGAGTTCTAAAGTGAATTTTACAGATCTACTTTATGTTATCGATAATGATGGAAATGAACATGAGTTATCATCATGTTTGATCGTGAAGAACTCTAAAATTTTTACTAAGAATGTTAAATCCAATATTGAACTTGGATTTAAAATAATTAAAAAGAATAATGGCATCTGTGATCAGATTTTTATTGTTAATGAGATTTTAGAAATTCTTGAAGATTTAAGATACCTTGAGGTTCAAGAGTTTTAATAAAAAAATATATATGATTAAAAAGTATTTTTTGAATTTATATCAATATAAAAATTTTTAATCAAAATAAGAATTAAAGATTAGACATTAAAAAAGATCTATTTTTACATTTATTCACATTTAATACAGAATGTTTCTAAAGCACATGATGTAGATACAATTATGAGTACTATTTTTAATTTTCTCATGCTTACATAGGAAAGATGAATTATGCAATATTAGTCTTATAAATAATTCAATTTGGACATAAGCATATCTGAAGATATGCATTTAGGGAGGATGTAATTATGATTCAATATTTTAAATGCTTGATCGGCATACACAGAGTATTCGATATTCATCGTTGTAAAGATGGTGAGTTAACTGTCTGCCGACATTGTCTTAAAGCTTTTGATAACTGACTATTAAGAGTTTAAAAACCACTAATTTTAAAGATATTTGTTTAAATATTATGATTTTAGCTGTTTTTATTCACTTATAGTCAACGATAAGAGGGTAATTATGTTAAATACAGCGAAACATGAGTTGAGAGATATTACGAAGAATATTCAACATCAGACCATAGACAATTTAAAAAGGTTTTTAAAATCACAAATTGTTCTGAAAGCCGATGAGGGAGAGTTGTCAGTAAGTGAAAATATTTCTAAGAATATCGATCACCAAGATATATGTAACTTGAGTGATGAATTCAAGCAAGCAGGTTATAAAGTACAAGTTCGATCAACTGGTGATCAAAAGATATTTTCAGTGTTTTGGAATTAATAAAATTTATTTAGATGAATGTTTTTAATAATCTCTACAACAGATATTCTTATTAAAATGAGGCTCAGATTGCTATGAAAGTTATTTCAATCATAAGTTTAATATTGATGATGAGCTTAACTGCATGTCAAAAAAGAGATACAGATACAAATAAGCAAGACCAGACCACAACTCCGCATTCAGTTGATAAAGATAGTTAGAATCTTGACCTTGTACAAGGTATATGGCATATTTCAGCTATAGTGGACGAAGTTATGGTAATCCACACAGTTTTTATTTTTGAACGCCCATTAAGACCACCTCTTAGTGGGTATTTTTTTTTAAATTTGATTATTTAGATTACTTGAATTGATTATAAAATTTTAATAATATTTAAATGAGATCAATTCTTGATGATTGATTTGGCGAAGAAAAGTTGGCAGCCCGGAAAGACGGGCACAAATTCAAGTTTTATATACCCATCAATTCCAATACGTGGGTATTTTTTTGCCTTAAATTTATCTTTGATTATTGCAATAACAAAATTCGCAGAGTATATTTTTATTGTGATCTAGTTAACATCTTATTTAGTCGTTAGGTTTTAAATTGATCATTCGTTCTGTGCAAAGACGATAAGCCCACCGCAAGGTGGGTTTTTACATTTCAGACTAATCAAAAGTGCTACACTCCCACCGATTAATAGGAAAATTGATGAATATTTGCATTGGTGGTGAGCTGAGCGGTCAAGTTGTAGAAAAAGCCCAAATAATTACTTTCAACAGTCCATTGTAATCGGCGTAAAGACATATAAGTTTTGGTTTTCAGATAAAGTTAGTTTTCATGATGCGTTTGTTGAGGCAGAGAAACTGGCAAGTCAGGGATGAAATAAAGGGCGCATAAGTCTTTTTATTTCTTCAACTATTACCATTGGTCTATATAGCTAGTAGATTTCATGAATTTGTAAGTCAGTGGTTTCTTTGATATATTTTTTATAATTGATGGCGTTATAATTATCCACTAGATAAACCCCGCATTGCGGGGTTTTGTTTTGAGTAAAAGAATAATGAACGATTTACTAGCTGCAACTGCAACTATTCAGGGTGCGCAAATACAAGCTAATTATGCTTTATGGGCAGCAGTTATAGGCTCACTGGGCGTTCTTTTATCAATTTTTGTAGCAGCAAAATTTACTTTAAATGCACATAAGGCTGATAAACTCGCTGAAGCAAAGAGGGATATATATGTTGAGCTTGTAGCTTCGTGGCAGGACTTCTTATTGAATATAAACTCTTTTGTGAATTTAGATGGTGAATCTTTCTTTAAAAATCATCAAAAGTCACTTAATGTTTTAATTGAATCGCTTCATAAATCGAGCTTTATTTCAGATCCAGAAACAAGAGAAATTGTCTTGGATTTTACAATGGAACTAATTGAGTCACTTTTTCTCATTAATAAATCTATTGTAGAGTGGTATGGTCCTCACAGTAATCAAGAAAGAAAATTACAAATTCAATTCTATATTATTGATCAAATTAACGAACGAGCTCTTAAAGCTTTAAAGCTATTGGAAATACTTCGTAAAGAAATGGGCTTGAAAAATAATGATAAAATTAATAAAAGAATTCTTGAAAAACAAAAGCAATTTGCAGAACGCATAAAAGCAAGACTTAGAGAAATGTATAATTAATCTATAAATTATAAAGGACGCTTAGGCGTCTTTTTTATGTGATATTAAAAATTTGTTATATTTAATTACCTAATTTTGTTATCTTTACATTTTAATAATGAAAATTAAAGATATGAAAAAATCCAATATTGGGTGGGCATTTGCAGGGGTGGTTGGCTTAGGAGCTTTAGTTGCTGGTACTGATAAAAATAATAACGGTACTACTGACCAAACCACAGCACAGGAAAGTAAAGAAACAGTAATTGAAGAACGATATGTAAATACCGCAACACTAAATGTTCGAGACAAACCTAATGGTAAAATATTAGGTAAAAAAGGACGTGGTGACTCAGTTTCCATCTATGAAATTAAAGATGGGTGGTCAAGGATTATTGATAATGGTTCGGATCCACAATGGGTTTCAGTTAAATCACTATGTAAAGGTGCTGGCTGTTACGAAGAAAAAACTGAAACCAAGCCTCAATATTTTGCACAACAAGAAACTAGAAATACCAGACAGGCTGTTTCAAAAAGTCATAGCTCAAGTAGTAAATCATACAATAGTGATTGCTCTTGTGCGGTCGTAGATTATTGTGTTGGCCCACGTGGTGGACACTATTGCATCAACAGCAAGGGTAATAAGACCTATAAGAAAAGATAGTAGTTGATTGAAATTAAATCTTTGCCAAAGGAGAACAACATGCTCCGAATCAAACAAATCTTTTGCAGACACGTTTGGGAATATTCAGATTTCTTTACAGTGAGAGAGTGTCGGAAGTGTGGGAAAATTAAACTGTTATAGATTTTAAAGAGAAGTGAATAAAAAAGCAGTAGGCTAGCAGTATTACGTCAGTACCACTGTTCAAAGCATTGATGGCTTAATTTGAGTTGATGAGATATGACGACACGCATTCAACCGCCACATGTGAGAATTAAGTTAGCTATTCACTTCATTTTTAAAATTACGCCCCTTCCGAGGGGTTTTTTAATGCCTAGAGGAAAGTGAAGATGTCAAACGAAAAGCAAATTGAGCAAGAAATTCAAGACAAAGGCCTTAATGCACCACGCTTAACACCAGATCATATTGATTCAGTTATTCAAGGTGTTCATTACTTTACCGCTGGTGACGGTTATGCAGGTGCGCTCGCATCTTCTGAAGAATTTAACTCACTGCCTGAAGGTGAGCGATTCATCAATCCACCACAGCAGCTTGACCTATTAACCTTCTGCGTAATTGTTTTGAAAAACGGTTTCACTGTTACTGGCGAGTCTGCTTGTGCAAGTCCTGAAAATTTCGACAAGATTATCGGTCAAAAGATTGCGTATGAAAATGCACGTAACAAGATTTGGCAACTGGAAGGTTATTTACTTAAACAAAAGTTGTATCAGGCTGAATTAAATAAATAATTCACAGCCTTTCGCTACATTTCCTTTGCCCCGAAAGGGGTTTTATTTTGTCTTGGAGAAAGCCATGCGCTTAGGTCGAATTGTATTAGTAGCATTGGGTATGAGCGCAGCGTTTGCCGAACCTGTAAAAAGACATGCCAGTGATTGGGATTCAATCAAATGGCGAGAACCAGTAAAAGGCAAATCAAAACTCAGCAAGGTATCTCAAGCAAAAAGACGTAAGTATAAACGTCAAGGTCGGTTGTGATGGAAGTCTTATTTGTAATCTTGATTTGTGTGATTTTGGTTTTTTCCTACTTGTGGTACCAAGACTACAAAAATTGGAAGTATCACAAAAAAAAACCAAGATCTTTAAATCCTTGGTCGGATTGGTGATCTATGGACTTCTTTGAAATGATTTATCACTCTGGACCTGATGAATTCGAGTGTGATTTCTACAAAAATAATTCTATTCAATCTCGTAGACACTTCATTAATCAAAGGCTTAAAGATGCAAAGCAAGATTTAGCCAATTACAAACATGAAGAAGAAACAAATGAATTCCTTTTAAGTATTTATCAAGAACAGATTGATGCGCTTAATCAAATGAAAGATGAGTTCATCAAGACTGGACGAGGTAGATTCAATAGCTATGTATCGCTTTGTGTTGCTGAGAGAAATTTAAAGGATGTGTAAATGGATAGACAGGAAGCACTAAGCAATCTCAAGCGATATGAATTAGAGATCAATAAATATCAAAGCTTATCTCGTGGTCTTATGACTCGTGATGAAATGATTGTCATTGATCGAAAGATTAGTCAGTTAAAAGAAAGAACTAAAGCAATTAGAAGTATGTTGAGTGATTGATCTTACTTGGATAATTTGATAATTTATTGTTTCTAAATTAATTATAGAGATAATAATGAAATCAAAACAATATATCTTAGTAAATATTTGTGGAGATAAATTTGGATTCTCAGATATAAGTAATAGCGGGAATCTAGAACTTTATCTATCTGGTCAAGAATATGATAAGTCGTCTTTTGAATTTGAATCTGCAAGTATTATTCTTATATTTGAAGCCAACTTAGAAGATGACATAAAAGAGATGATCCATAAATCCTTTCGTAAGCAGTTAGTTGGTTAATAACTAAACCTCCTTCGGGAGGTTTTTTATTGGGTGAAGATTATGACATGCCAAGGCTGTGAACAACGTCGAGAATGGATAAGGAAACAAAGTGAACGAGCAAAAGAACGAATGCGGTTGTGCTTGCAGCGCCTTACTGGCCAAGCTGGTAGAGATGAACAATCAAGTGATGCAACAAAGCAACAAGGTAATCGAACAGAACAAACAACTCATTCAGATCAACAACGAACAGGCAGCACAGATTAATCACTTGCTTGAGCATCTTGATTTGGAAGGTGAGAGTAAGAGTTCTGGGTATTTGGATGGGTGAGATATGTTTGAATCAATTAAGAAGTGGTTTCAAAGGCCTAAGGTTATCAACATTAATTTTGAAGCTGTACCTAGTGATACAAAGCTAGGAGTGTTGACCACAACAGAAAGGCTTAATGCAGAACATGCTACTCAGATTAAGGCAGCTTGGTCTAAATACAATAATGATTTTAAGGTTGTGGTTTTATCTGATGGTATCTCATTGCAAGCACTGAGTGATGAGGATCTTAAGGCGATTGGATTGATTCGTGCAGACTTTGGTGGTGAGCGATATGAGTAGAGCCTTGATATTGAAACGAGTAGCTAACAATAAGAAGTGTGTTGCTATTCATGATGCTGAAACTGGTGAGATTTTAGCTGATCAATTGTCTTGTGAGATTGTGAATAAACCAGATGAGCCACTACACGCAATCGTCAAGATTGGATTGTGTGGAGTAAATAGAATAGTAGGTGATGATGAAACTGCAACGACTACAAACCAAGCTTCAGACAATCAATCCCAAACCGAAGAATGAATTAAGAACTTCATGGCGTGATGGTAAATCATCTACTCAACGTGGCTATGGTTATAAGTGGCAGCAGTATCGGTTAAAGTTTTTACAGTTGAATCCGCTTTGTACTTATTGTGAAAGGCAAGGATTGGTAACGGAAGCGACTGTGGTGGATCATATCAAGCCACATAAAGGTGACAAGCAGTTGTTTTGGGATACTAACAACCAGCAAAGCCTTTGTGCTTCTTGTCACAGCTCAGTGAAACAATCTGAGGAAAATCAATACTCTAATGATAATTGTTCTCATGTGGTGGGGGAGGTAAAATCTTGAAATGTTTGAAAATTTCTAGACCGCCCACAATCTCATTTATAAAAAAAATTCTGTTTTCAAAAAAAGTTAACTCAAAAGTTAAAGGTGAATTATGTCATTAACTGCAAAAATGAGAAAATTTGCTCAGGCTGTAGTTAGTGGTCTAAGCAATAAAGATTCTGCAATAACAGCAGGTTATGCAGAAAAAACAGCAGCACAAGCAGGTGCAAAACTTGCTAAAAACCCCGACATTATCAGTTATATCGAAAAGTTAAAGGCTGACAAAAAGTTAACTTCTGACCCTCAAAAAGTTAAAGCTGAGAAAGAAAAAGTTAAAGCTGAAAACTTTGTTGAAGTTGTTAGTATTGAGCGCATTGAACCCGATGTTGAACAAGCAAATGGTCAATTCGTTGGTCGAGATGATATTGCTGTTGGTGGTGTAGATGATCCACTTGAGTACTTAAAAAAAGTCTGGACGGATGAAATGGAAGATCCAGATTTAAGACTTAAAGCCGCTCAAGCGGCTATGCCTTATGTGCATGGAAAAGTTGGCACCAAGGGTAAAAAAGAAACTCAAAAAGATGAGGCAAGAGATATTGCTGGCGGTGCAGGTAAGTTTGCAACAAGGGCAGCGCGAAAACGATATAGTTAGGTGATTTATGGAATGGACAACTTCTTGCAAAGATTGGGAAAAGAAGATTGTCAAAGGTCAATCCTTAATTCCATGCAAGCCACTATTTGAAGATGAAGCCGAAATGGCTTTAGATGTTTTTAAAAGCTTGATTGTCACTGATGTTATGGGTCAGCCCACAATGGGGGAAATTACAAGACCTTGGGTATTTGAATTCGTATCTGCAATCTTTGGTGCATATAGTGAAGAGGATAGTCGGAGACTGATCACTGAATTCTTCCTACTTATTCCTAAGAAGAATTCTAAATCAACGTTGGCAGCATTCATCATGCTTACAGCTTTGATTATGAATGATCGTCAGGCAGCAGAACTCATTATTTTGGCACCTACCAAAGAAGTTGCCGACAATAGCTTTGGACCTATTAAAGAGGCAATAGATGCTGATCCCGAGTTAAAAGCATTGCTTAATGTGTCTGAACACGAAAAAACAGTTAAACACCGGGAAACAAATGCCACTTTAAAAGTTGTTGCAGCCGAATCTAATACGGTTGGTGGTAAAAAGGCGTCATGGATATTAATTGATGAGCTTCATTTATTCCAAAAGAATGCTCGTGCCGCATCAATGTTTCGTGAGGCGACTGGTGGTTTAGCGAGTCGTCCTGAAGGATGTATCATTTATTTAACAACTCAAGCAAGTGAAGTTCCTTGTGGTGTGTTCAAGCAGAAACTAGATTATGCACGTGATGTAAGGGATGGAATCAAAGAGAACAGGAAGTTTCTACCTTTGATTTATGAATTTCCTAAACAGATGATCGAGGATAATAAGCATCTTGATCCTGAAAACTTTCATATCCCCAACCCTAATTACGGTACCAGTGTAGATCCGGAACAGTTAAAGGATGACTTTGAGCAATCTAAAGACTCAGATGAGGAAAACTTTCGGGATTTTCTAGCCAAACGCTTGAATGTCGAAATCGGCATGAATCTTCGTGCTAATCGCTGGGCTGGCTCTGAATTTTGGTTGCCACAATCCAAGCAATTCACACTCAACAAGTTAATAGATCAATCAGATGTAATCACTATCGGCATAGATGGCGGTGGTTTGGATGATTTATTAGGATTTGCTGTATTAGGTCGTCATGCAAAAAGCCGTAAATGGTGGTTATGGAATCATGCTTGGTGCAATACAACTGCAGTCGATCGACGTAAAGAGAATGCGCCAAAGTATCAAGACTTCCAGCAAGAAAATAGTTTAACCATTGTTGAGCGAATTGGTGATGACATTGATCAATTAGCCAAAATTGCCAAGCAAGTTTTTGATTCAGGGAAGTTAAACAAAATTGGCCTTGATCCACTTGGCTTAGGTGGACTTTTGGATGGTCTACTCAAAGTTGGTATTCCTGAAGAACAAATGATTGCAGTACCTCAAGGCTTTAAATTAATGGGTTATATCCTAACAACTGAGCGAAAGTTGGCAGAACGTAATTTATATCACCAAGGTTCGCAGTTGATGACTTGGTGTGTAGGTAATGCTCGGGCAGTTGTAAAAGGTAACGGCATGATGATTTCTAAACAAGAATCAGGTGTCGGAAAGATTGACCCATTGATTGCCACTTTTAACGCTGTGGCTTTGATGAGTATGAATCCTGAGCCTAAGAACTATGATATTGACGGTTATTTAGAGGACATCGTGATAGCATGAGCGATTTACAAGATACGGGGTTTTGGACTCGTTTCTGGTCACGATTGACTGGAAGAACTCAACTAAAAAAAGGTGATACTTCTTACCCATTTGACAGTTATTTATCTTCGGGTGGCGCAGTAGTTACACCAGAAACAGCATTGAAGCTTTCTGCGGTTTGGGCTTGTGTAAAACTAAGAGCTGAAACCATCTCAACATTACCATTACAGCTTTATGATTCTGATAAAAAAATAGCAACTGATCATAGCCTTTATCGCATTTTGCATGATTCTCCGAATGCAGATATGTGTGCAAGCGAGTTTTGGCAGGTGCAAAGCGCATGTTTGGATTTGTGGGGTAATGCTTACAACTTAATTTCAAGACGCTCAAATGGTGAAGTAATTGCGCTTGAGCCACTTTTCCCAAGTGAAATGATTGTTAAGCGAAATAAAGTTGGCTCAATTGAATTTCATTACACTGAGAATGGAAAAACTATTATTTATTCTGAAGACAAGATTCTTCATTTTAAAGGTTTTACGCTCGATGGCCTGATAGGGCTTTCAGCAATTCAGTTTTTTGCTCAGACCATTGGTATGCAGTTTGATGCCAATAATCAGGCACAAGATTGGTTTAAAAATGGCTTAAAGGTTGGTGGATTCTTAGAGACTGGTGAACAGACCTTAACAAAAGAACAGCGTGAAAGACTAAGAAACCACTTATCAGAGTTTAGTCGTCCTGAAAATGCTGGCAAATATATGGTCCTTGAAGCCAATATGAAGGTGGCAAGTGCAAGTGCGATCCGCATTAATCCAGTAGATGCCCAACTCTTAGAAAGTCGCTATTTTGGTATTGAGGAAATCTGTCGAGCATTTGGTGTACCACCTCAGTTGATTGGCCACACAAGTAAAGCAAGTTCGTGGGCATCAAGTTTAGAGCAAACCAATCAGGGATTTTTGACTTACTCATTAAATCCATCATTGGTTCGCTATGAACAGACAATTGCCAGAAAATTACTATTACCTCATGAAAAGTATAAGTACCGTCCGAAGTTTGCTGTTGATGGCTTATTACGTGCGAACAATGCTGCAAGGGCAGAGTTTTATGTGAAGATGACTCAAAACGGTCTTTACACTCGAAATGAAGTTCGAGAATTAGAAGATATGCCTAAAGCGAATGATCCAAGCGCAGATAAATTAATGGTGCAGATGCAGATGGTTCCTTTAGCAAGTGAACAAGGTGCAAATAATGAATAGAAAAAGTTTTAATTTAGAAATTAAAGCCGTCCAAGAGGACGGTTTTTTTTCGGGTTATGGCGCGGTTTTTGGGAATGTGGATTGGTACAACGATGTAATTCTACCAGGTGCATTTTCCAAAACTTTAGAAGAGTGGGCATCAAAAAATAAGTTTCCGCCTGTGCTTTGGAATCACAACGATAGTGAGCCAATCGGTGTCTACACCAAGATTTATGAAGATGCAAAGGGCTTATATGTTGAGGGAAGATTGTTAATCGACGACGTTCCTAGAGCCAAATCTACTCATGCTTTGTTAAAAGCAGGCGCTATTGATGGTTTGAGCATTGGCTACATTACTAAGAAAGCAAACAAGCAAACCAATGGCATTAGAGAGCTAGTTGAGCTTGGTTTGGGTGAGATATCTATCGTAACAACGCCTGCAAACGAAGAAAGCCTTATTACTTCTGTTAAATCAAAATTAGAAGGTGGTGAGTTGCCATCTTTGCCTGAATTTGAAAAGTTCCTGAGAGAGTCAGGCTTTTCAAAATCGCAAGCCACTGCAATCGCTGGTAAGGGTTTGCGTCATCTTTTGAGCGAGTCTGAAGGTGAAATACAACAAGCGAAATCAATTTCAAATGCTTTCAATATTTTAAAAGGAGTCAGTAATGACTGATATTAATATCGAACAACTCGCTCAAGAGTTTAAAAAACAAGTTGATGAAGTCAAAGCAATTGCAGAAGACTTCAAAGGCAAACGCGAACATGGTGATAAAATTGCCGAAGGTGCCAAACAATCAGCCGATGAAGCAATCACTAAGTTGAATGAAACCAAAGCTCAATTAGATGAGCTTGAGCAAAAAATGGCGCGTCGTCCAAATGATACACCGAATGAAGTAAAATCATTGGGTCGTCAGTTTGTTGAGAGCGATCAATTTAAATCTCTTGCTGGTGCAGCTGGTCAACGTGGTAAAGCAAACCTAGAAGTTAAGGCAACAATTACCTCATTAACAACTGATGCAGCGGGATCTGCTGGTGACTTAGTTCAAACTACTCGCTTGCCGGGTATCATTGCACAACCTGATCGTAAGCTTACAATCCGTGATCTTTTAATGCAGGGTCGTATGGATGGTAATGCACTCGAATATGTGCGTGAAACTGGATTCACAAATAATGCTGGCATGGTTGCTGAAACAACTAAAAAACCTCAATCCGATATCAAATTTGATTTAGTCAGCACCACTGCAAAAGTAATCGCGCATTATATGAAAGCTTCTCGTCAGATATTAGATGATGCGTCGCAGTTGCAATCTTATATTGATGGTCGCTTACGTTATGGCCTTGCATTCAAAGAAGAACAGCAAATTCTTAATGGTGATGGTACAGGTCAGAACCTTTTAGGGATTATTCCACAAGCAACAGCGTATGTACGTCCTACAGGTGTAACCCCTTCATCTGAAACCATCATTGATACATTGCGTTATGCAATGCTTCAAGCGGTTTTAGCAGAATATCCAGCAAGCGGACATGTGCTTAACCCGATTGATTGGGCAAGCATTGAAACCCTGAAAGACTCAACAGGTCAATATATTATTGGCAATCCGCAAGGTGCTGCATCACCAACATTATGGCGCCTTCCTGTAGTTGAAACTCAAGCCATTACGGCTGGCAAGTTCTTAACAGGTGGTTTCTCAATGGGCGCTCAAATCTTTGACCGCTGGTTGTCTCGTGTAGAAGTGGCAACTGAAAACGAAGATGATTTCATTAAAAACTTGGTGACAATCTTAGCTGAAGAACGTTTGGCATTGGCGGTATATCGTCCTGAGGCGTTTATCTATGGCGACCTTAAACCTGCTACTGGTCCTTAAGTTTTGAACTGTGAGGGGGCAACCCCTCATTTCAGGAGAAGATTGTGAAATATTTAGTCAAACGAGTTCACTTTGGCGATCGTATGTATCAAGAAGGTGAAGAGCGTGAAGCCAACCCTAGTGATGTTCAACATCTTTTAAATAAAGGTGTGTTGGCTGAATTTCTTGAAGAAAATAAAGAAACGAAGCAAGTTAAAACAAATCAACGTTTAACAAAGGCGAAACCCGCATGATTACACTTGAAAAAGCAAAGTTGCAGTGTCGTGTAGATCATGATGATGAAGATGAGCTTTTTCAAGAATGGATCTCTGAGGCAGAAGAAGAGATTGAAAAAGATCTTGATCGAAAAATTATTGTATTGGAATCTGACAGGCAAGATGAAACCGATGTTGTTGATTGTAAAAAGCTAGATAATGCTCGCTTATTATATATCCAGTATAAATATAGTCGCAGTTTGGATGAAAAGCCGCGTGCATATTGGGACACGTTGAGATCATTAAGAAACATAGGAGTTTAGTTTATGGACTTGGCTCCTACATTACTCCACCGAGTAACCATCCAACACAAAATCACGCCCACCGATGAATATAACAATGAACTTGAGCCTATCTGGTCTGATTACAAAAAGCTTTGGTCTAAAGTTGAGTTCTTATCTGTAAAAGATACTTTAACTGCCAAAGCTGCAGGATCAGAAACCAATGCACGATTAAAGATTCGCAAACGTACTGACATCACCACTGAAATGCGTGTGCTTTGGAAAGATCAGACTTTTCAAATCGTTTCACCGCCTAAACCCGACAATGAAAATGCCGAAATATATGTGACCTTTGAGCTTAAATTATTGGGGTAGATATGAATAATTCCAAAGATTATGACCAATTCACAGGCATTTCAACTGGTGGAATTGAGCTTACTGAAGAAATGTTGAAGGGTACTTGGGTGCTTAATGCTGGCGAACAGGATGTTTCTTCAAAGCCTATTGAGAATTTTAAAGAGTATTTGGAGAAATCATGTCAAACATCCAATTCGATATCCAAGGACTAGATCAACTTCAATCAAAACTCGAACGCCTCAATAATCCGCGTAAAGTAAAATCAATGGTCCGTAAAGCATTAAGGCAAGCCGCGAATATTGTTCGTGATGCAGCGCGTAATAATGCCAAGTTGATTGATGATCCAGAAACACGCGAGAAGATTTGGAAAAACATTAGTGTTCAGGCTGGAAAGACTAGAAATCCGAGTGATATTAAAATCCGAGTTGGGGTGAGAGGGGGTGCATCATTCTCGAATCCCAACCCACCTAATTTAAGTGGTGGTGATACAAGGCATTGGCGTTGGGTCGAATTTGGATCTGTAAATAATCCAGCCGTACCATTCATGCGTCCAGCTCTGGCAAACAATATCCAGCCTGTAACGGACAAGTTTGTTCAAATGTTGAATGACGAAATCGACAAAGCTTTAGCGAGTCCCACATGAACATTTTACCAATCTTCAAAACACTACAAGCGTCACCTGATGTTGTGGCGTTGGTCAGCAATCGAATTTATGAAGATATTGCGCCTGACAAAACACTATTCCCTTACATCGTTTGGTCAACAATTGGCGGTGAGCCTAGTCATAACCTTGACTGTCCACCTCAGATCGATCACTTGACCTTTCAAGTCGTTGTGTATGACACACAGGCAACACGAGCCTCAAATATTCGAAAGCAAATCAGTGCTGTTTTAGACCCACTATGTACAATCACAAACTTACATCCGAATCATATTGAGCGTTGTGCTGATACCAATATTTTCGGCCGTGGCTTTGATGCTAACTGGTGGTTTGATCGATAAATCACACAACAAAGCTTAACCAACCCTGACCTTTAATTAGATCAGGGTTTTTTAATGCCTGAAATATGGCATGCAAGCCGACTAGGGTAGCTCCCGAAGTAATGTATTTTTCATGTTCAATGCATTTGTCGGCTCTTTTCTTTTGAACATGATTTTGTAAGAGGAAAATCTTATGAACATGATGTTGAATTTAAATTTAAGAGGTATGGTCTCCAATCAAAATGGGGAAGCCAAGACAACCAGTTACGCTGTGGCTGAGGCGTTCGGTAAGCGGCATTCTGATGTACTGCGATCAATTAAAAATATGAAATGTTCGCAAAAATTTCGTGAACGCAATTTTGCGTTTACCTTAGAAAACAAACAGATAGGGAACACTAAAAGAAATACTGGTTATTATCACATGACTGAGCGTGGATTTATGTTTTTAGTTATGGGATTTAATGGTGAAAAAGCTGACGCAATTAAAGAATCCTTTATTGATGCATTTGAATGGATGGCGAATCAATTAACCCAAATATTCCAATCAAAATGGGCTCGTTACCAACAGCGTGTTGGTTATCGAGACAAGAGAAAGCAAGAGGTTAGTTGCTCAGCCCGAGATATGAATGCATGGAAGCATGAAAAGCACGCTCTAGATAGTGAGATTTTCGAACTAGAAAATGGATTTCAACCGCAATTAACAGATTATCAGGTTTGATGTATTCCATTAAACAAAACCAACGCCACCGCAAGGTGGTTTTTTATGCCTAAAGAGGAGATCTACTCATGGCGAAGAAAGGCGTTTTATCTAATGGTACCGATGTGTGGATTGTCCATGGCACAGTACCAGTATTAACAAAAATGGGTTGTATCAAAGCATTAGTACTTGGGGATGACAGTGCGACTGAAGTTGATACTACCTGTTTACAAGAAACCAGCACCAAAACTTCTGAATATGGCTTAAGTACACCGGGTGAAGGTTCAATTCAAATTGATACAGATCCTAAAAACCTATCACATATGACATTGCTTAAATTAGCAGCAGAAAAAGCCGAAGTTAAAGTTTATGTCGGATGGTCGGATGGTATTGCAGAGCCAACATTGGTGAGTGAAATTGATTTGCCTAAAACTCGCACATGGTCACACTTCACTGCAATCTTGCGTAAAGGCTCACCAGTGTTCGCTGTAGATGCAATGGTCAATCATACAATCCCTATGAAACGCCAAACAGAAGTAACTGAAGAATTTAAGGTGCAAGCATAATGGCTAAACTCACATTAAAGGCGATTCAAAAATCCATTGGTGTTGGTACTTTTGTAAAAAAACCAATTAAGTATCGTGGTGCCTCAGGGGAAGAGTTTTCAGGAGAGGTTTTTGTTAAGGTCCTTACTCATGATGAACTTGCGGTTACAGCGGATGTATGGGGTTTAAAAGACAATTCTGAGCTAACGATTGATCAATACCGTAAGGCATTGCTATATCACACCATTTATGAAGATGAAGAAACAAGACTCTTCTCCAAAGTTGAAGAAACTGGCTTAGTTTCAACTGAAGTCATTGGCACTTTGTTTGATGCGGCTGATGAAGTGGTGAATTTCACGGGAAAGCTGTGGATCTCGAATCAGGAGAAGAATTCTGGTGCGAACTTGTTATCAACGGAATCGGCGGCAGAACAATAGCTGAAGCCAAAGCTAATATTTCCCGACCTGAATTAATGACATGGAGATCCTATCGAGATAAGTATGGATCTCTTTTTTTTGGTCGTCGATTGGAACAGGAGTTTGCAAGATTATTTGTTCGTTACTTTAATTCTCATGCTTCTGAGGATGAGCGAATAGAAGATGCAAGGGAATACATGCTTCATGAAGAGATACCTCCGACAAGTTTTGAAGAGGAACGCATGAAAGCTATTAAGAAGAAATCTACTTAGGTCGGTTTCTTTTTAACCCAATAATTAGTATCTTGGTCTAAATTTATAATTTAGGGTGGGAAATATAGTGGCTAATTTAGTAATTCATGCAGGGGACTTTACTAAAGGTAAGGGCGTAATATCTGCTAACGATTTAGCTTTTTCGTTTACTGCGGCTTGGGCGCCCGGTGATGGGTTATTGGGAAAATCTAATTCATTCAATAAATATGATGTTGAAGAGGTTTCTATAGCAACTGAAGAGAACGTCAAAAGAGTTGGAGGCACTGTTGGATGGGGATTAGCAGGCGCAGCAATTCTAGGACCTGTTGGTTTATTGGCTGGGTTGTTGCTTGGTGGTAAAGGGAAAGATGTAACTTTTATCATTAAATTTAAAGATGGTAGAAAAATGCTTGCAACCACCGATAGCAAGACATTTACAAAGCTTGCTGCTATGGCATTTTGAGCTATAAAGCATATTTTTTAAATTATTAAATTAAAGAAAACCACCGAAAGGTGGTTTTTTATTGCCTGGAGAAAAGTATGGCAACTAAATTAGGATCTCTTACCCTTGATTTAATTTGTCGTACGGGCAACTTTACTCAGGGTATGCGTGACGCTTCCAATGCAGCTAATCGAGAATTAGGACGCATTGAGCAAAGTACAAACGGTGCAACTAATGCGATTAAAGGGTTAGCTGTTGCGGCATTGGGTTCGTTCTCAGTTCATCAAGTGATAGCCTACACTGATAGCTATACTAACCTCCAAAACAGATTAAAACTTGTTACTAATTCTCAGCAAGAATTAAGTACAGCTACAAAAGATACTTTTGCTATTGCTCAAGCGACAGCGCAATCTTGGGGTTCGGTTGCTCAGGTTTATCAACGTTTTGCTGAAAACTCTTCACGTCTTGGTATCACAATGCAGCAAACAGCTTCATTGACTGATACGGTTTCAAAAGCCATTTCAATTTCAGGTGCGAGCGCAGCGAGTGCAGAAGCTGCATTGATGCAGTTCGGGCAGGCTCTAGCTTCGGGTGTATTGCGTGGTGAGGAGTTTAACAGTATCGCAGAACAGGCGCCAGCACTCCTAAAGGCAATTGCAACAGGTTTAGGGGTAAACATTGGCGAACTGCGTAAAATGGCGGGTGAAGGACAATTAACAGGTGACATCGTAATTAAGGCTTTAACCAAAGCCAAAACTTCTGTAGATGATTTATTTTCCAAAACCGACTTTACAATTGCTCAATCTTTTACACAGTTGAATGATTCTGTCACTAAATTTGTTGGTGAGGCTAGTTCGGGTTCAGGGGCAGCAAAAACACTCGCATCTTCAATAAAATTGGTTGCTGACAATGTTGATACTATTGCCAATGTAGCTACTTTGGGTGGGGTGGCTTTTCTAACAAAAGCGGTTATCAGTCAAACATTAGCAATGAGAGAGTCGATAGTTGCAAGTATGCAGAGGAGAGTGGCTGATGCAGCGGCTTTAGAATCTCAAGTTCGACTCTCTATGGTTGAGGTTCAACGCGCAAAAGCAAAAGTGGGAGAATTGGCAGCAGAACAAAATCTAATTGTCGCCAAATTACGAACAAATATCGCCACCCAAGAAAGAATAGTTTTAGAGGCTAGAGCAACTCAAGTTGCAATTCAATTGGCTGTCGCGGAAAGGAATATGGCGGCCGCAACTACACAGCGAACCGTTGCGCAGAACTCATTAAACGCAAGCTCAGCAATTGGTTCTAGGATTATGAGTGTAGTTGGCGGTCCTATAGGGTTGCTAACCATTGGTGTAACCGCATTAGCTGCTGGTTATATGTATATGGAGAGCCAAGCTGCAAAGGCAAATCAGAAACTTTCTGAACAGGCAGATGTTGCGAACAAAACCAAGGAAGAATTATTAGCACTTGAAGGTGCTCAAAAGAAAGGCGCAATTGTTGATTTAAATGCTGCATTTGATTCGCAAAACAAATCCTTATACGCCCTAACATTTCAATTTAAAACATATATGCGAATGATTGAGGATGCAAATAAGGGGAATCTTGAAGTCGCTAGAATTTCAGACCTTGTTCATGCAGGAAAGATAAGCGAAATAGATGCATTAAGCCAACTTAATAAAATGAATGTTATTACTCCTGAGCAGTTTAAACAGGGGAATAGTTATGTTAGCTCTTTAGAAAACACTCGTAATGAAGCCAATAACTCAGCGAATGCTTTAAAGGTGTTTGGCATTAATGTTGAGTTGATGGGCAACAAGTCTTCCAATGCAGCATTGAAAGTTAAAGAAATCTCAAAAGAAGCAATTACGACCTCTGAAAAGGTAAAAGCGCTAGATGGTGCAATTCAGAAATTTATTAGTAATTCACTTTCTAGTTCATTGCAAAATGAAGAAAGACTGAAATTTTACAATAAAGGTCTAACCAAGGAGGCTGCTGATCTTTTGCTTAATGCGAGGGATGCTGCTGGTATCACAGGAACAAATCAGCAATTACCTATGGGCGCGTTAGTTTTGTTGGGAAGGGAACTCATCACCAACAATGAAATTAAAAAAGTAGAGGATGAGCGCACAAAATCCGAAAAAGAGCGCACCAAAGAAGCTGAAAAGAGATTTAAATATTCTCAGTCTGAGTTGCTAATGCTTCAGAAGATAGCGAATCTTTCAGCTAAAGCCGATTTAGATGGTATTGGTGCTAAATATGGCATCCCTAAAAATTATCTTGCAGGCCTTATGGCTCAAGAATCTAAGGGGGATCCTAATATTGTTAGTCCAACGGGTGCTATCGGTTATTTCCAAACAACGAGTAGTTACCGCAAAGATAATGGAATCAGTGTTGCTGACTCTAAAAATCTCCCTGTAATTGCTGATGTTGTGGCTAGAAATCTTGCTAAAGCTTACAAGGAGTTGGGTAGTTGGGAATCTGCTATTCGATCTCATAATGCAGGTGTTGGTGGCTCTAGGCAGTTTGATAAAACTGGACGGGTGGATGGTAGCTCAGAACGCAATAAAGAAGTTACTAACTTTGCATCATCAGTCAATAAATGGATTGTGGGTCTTGGAGGTAGTGAGCTAAAGGCTAAAGGCACTTCCGATACTATGGGGGACCTTAAAGACTACCTTGATTTTGTGAAACAACAGGCAGAATCTAGAAAGTCACTTGAGCTTAATGTTGCAAATGAAGTCACCAAGATTCGTGAATCTTTGAAAGACAAGTTGATTGAAATAGATAAGGCTGGCTTTACACCAGAACGTACTGCGGAAATCAAAGCTGAGTATCAAGCAAGAGCAGACAACGAGATTGCGATTGCTGAATATACGCTAAAATCTAAACTTGAAGAATATTCATCTTTTATGAAAACAGATGAACAATTACTGAAAGATAGTTTTGATCAAAAGAAGTTTTATGCATCTAGAGATATTGAATTATCAAAGGAACAGCGCACCCAAGCTGTTGCATTAATTGATAAGCAATATAATTATGAACTTGCAAAATCAAAACTTGTTAGAGAACAGCAATTACTTCAATCCAAAGAATTCTATATGTCTGAGTTGCAGATGGCTCAAGCAAAATATGATATCGAAAGGAGGCTTTTAGATCAGAGCAACGAGGACCCAAAAGAGAAATCATTTAAAACGCAAATGCTCGCTCTTCAACATCAAGCTGATTTAAGTAGACGTTTAAGAGATGCCTCAACAGGTTGGGAATCTGTACAAGCCCAAATGAATGGATCTACAGGGCGATACCAGGTTAGCCAAGATAGACTGAGTCGAATGGGGGTTTCACAGAATTTACTTGAAACACAGAGTGCTGATGTTGAAAGACAGGAGCAAGAGCCAGGCGCTGATTTACAAAAATTAGCTGAGGTTCGTGAACAAATTTGGGCTGCG